CTACAATCTATTTAAAGAAAATCTTTGAAGAAGAGATGAGCTTAAATTAGTTACTCTTATACTTTTATCTCCATCATTCAATTTCTCGAGCTTAAATCGCAGGCCTTGTATTCCAGAAGGGTCTGATATAATTTTAGTGTTGGCTTTACTATATGCTATTTGGATTAAAAGACTTATTCCGTCTATGGTTTCACTTACAAACAGATATATACCATAGTATAAGATGGGTATGTCTATGAACTCATTAGGGTTCAAAGTATAAAATGTTCTTCCCTGACATATTTCAGCCAATCCTTTTCTTTCCATAGTTGCTACCGGTATTGCGCTTGTTACCTCTGCCACTGTCGGACTGATGCTATTACCATTTGCATCCAGTCCGCGCAGCCGTGCCGGAATTCCACCACTCATCGCATTCTCTCTAATATCTTGTTCTGCCATAATATTGCATATTTAAGGGGCAAATCTTCCGGGTTATGAAAACCTATTATCTCATATTTTATTTTTTCGCAGATATTTTATTACTTTCTCGCAAAAAAACAGCTATGAATTACGGTTACATAAGGGTTAGCAGCGAAAAACAGACCGTTGAAAATCAGCGGTATGAGATTATGCAATATTGCAAGCGTAAGGGGCTTGTTATTGATAGGTGGATTGAAGAGAGTGTGAGCGGTGCCAGGCATCCTAATGTGCGAAAGTTAGGTAAGATATTGCATAAAATAAATAAGGGAGATATTATATATGTTACAGAGTTATCAAGACTTGGACGCTGTGCATATATGGTTATAGCTATTATATCTCATTGCCTCATGGCCAATGCCAGTATTATTGAAATACGGGATGATAAGTTGGTAAAGGATGACTCGGATTCTGTTCAGGATACATTCTTCAAGGTTCTATTCGCCCAAAAAGAGCGGGAAGACATATCTCGTCGAACCAAAGCAGGGCTTGCTCGTCGTGTGGCTGAAGGCCTAAAATTAGGCCGGCCATCTGGTGGAAAGAATTCGCATTACAAGCTTACAGGAAAGGAACCTCTCATTAGAACTATGCTCGAATATGGTTATTCAAAGGCAGCCATATGTCGTAAGCTTAAATGTAACCCTAAAACATTGGATGACCATTTGCGGAGAATGCATGTCCTACATAAAAATTAAGTCATACATTACTTTTGCCTCTGTTTTTTAATTCATAGTTATGGCAAAAGCAGAAATCTTATTCAAGGTCATCCGCAAATGGGAAGGTGGATGGAGTGACCACAAAAATGACAAAGGTGGCAAAACCAATATGGGGATAACCTTGTCTACGTGGAAATCATGTGGTTATGACAAGGATGGTGACGGAGACATTGATGCGGATGATTTACGCATGATTACTCCGGATGACGTTTTTCATGTTTTCAAGAAGTATTATTGGGACTGTTACCAAGCGGACTTCATACACAACCAGTCCATTGCGAACATCTGTGTGGATTGGGTGTGGGCCTCCGGACGTCCCGGTATCACAAGGGTACAACAACTACTGCAAATCAATGTAGACGGCATCGTAGGTCCTCAGACGGTTGCAAGTATCAATCTGGCCAACCAACGGCAGCTGTTCGAAGCTATCAAGACAGACAGAATCCGGTTTATTGAAGAAATCTGTAAAAGGGACCCGTCGCAGCTTGTATTCCGGAAAGGATGGCTGAACCGAGTCAATGATTTCAAGTTCTCTGTCCGTTGAATTCTTGTCCTTTTTTCCACTCTTTTCAGCCTTTAGTTTTGTGTCCGAAACTAAAGGCTTTTTTATGGCAATAACTGAAGAAAAGAATTTAATGACCTCCGAGAAATTCAATCGAGGAGTTGAGAACTGGACGTGGAAAGTCAAGAATACCTCCGTAAATATTCTACAACGGACACACGCAACCGGCAGATTGCGTAGGGAACTGCAATCCCGTTGGCTGAAAGACCGTGAAGGTGGACCGGCTTATGTCGGTCTGGGGTTCCGCTTTGCCCGGTATGGTGCGTACCGGGAATATGGCGCCGGGCGTGGATATATCGTCAAGAACGGAATTATAATGAAGGGACATTCGGCATGGAGCGATAAGAAGAAACGTCAGGAACTGCGTTCTTTACGTGTTTCTGAATATCGCATCCGGCGCATGCGTACCGTTGACGAACACTATGCCGTTATCCGGCGAAGTCCCCTACCCTGGTTAGACCCTCCCATTGTGGATAACATCGAATCACTGGCTGATTTATCCGGAGAGTATTACGGTGACCAGGCACTCAAGAATGTGCTTCAGAAGTTTGATAAAATAACAATTGAAAAACGTTATGGCAAAAAGTGACAAGACTGTCAAAAGAGGTGTCTACTTGTACATCGATGGCAAGGAAATTAAGAATGACATCAATTCCATTGATTTGGAGATGAAACGCCTACAGCGTGACATTAAGGAAATGACACGCGGCTCTGAGGAATACAACCGCACCATGGCGAAGATACAGCATCTTCAGGGAATTTTAAAACGGCATCGCCAGGAGATAAAAGGCATCACCACCGAAACCAAGAAAGCGACTGTCAGTATTGGCAGTATGGTAGACTGGTTCAACCGTTTCGGTGGAGTTATCTTGTCCGTAATAGGTTTCCTGACCGGTTTTACCCTTGCCTTGCGCGCCATCAGAGACGAACGCAACAAGTTGGAGGAGTCCCAGGCCGGGCTGAAAGCCTTGACCGGACTTGATGATGACAGCATTGCCTGGTTGACCGGGCAGGCCAAGACGCTTTCCACCACCATGACAAAAGAGGGCTTGCGTGTCCGCCAGTCGGCAGCCGAAATCCTGGATGCGTTCATGCTGGTCGGTTCGGCCAAACCGGAACTGCTGGGAGACAAGGAGGCGCTCAAGGCTGTTACGGAGGAAGCCATGCGATTGCAGGCGGCAGCCAAAGACATCACCCTGAACGAAGCGGTTGATTCACTTACTTTATCACTCAACCAATATGGGGCAGCGGCAGACCAGGCTGGACGGTTTACCAATGTATTGGCTGCCGGCTCCCAGGCAGGTTCCGCCAATATCGCAAGCCAGGCAAAGGCTATCCGGAATGCAGGTACCGCAGCGGCTTCGGCCAATGTTCCCATTGAACAGACGGTCGCATTGATTGAAACGCTTGCCTATCGGGGTATAAAGGATGAAGTGGCCGGAACGGGATTGAAGAAATTCTTTCTGGTTCTTCAGACCGGGGCAGACGAAACCAACCCCAAAATCGTCGGGTTGGATAAGGCACTGGAGAATCTGAAGAACAAGAATATGGACGCAGGCGCCATCAAAAAAATGTTCGGGGAGGAAGGCTACAATACCGCATCCGTAATCCTTCAGAACACGAAGATGGTGAAAGACTTCACCGCTGCCGTCACCGGTACCAATGTGGCGTATGAGCAGGCGGCCATAAACAGTGATACTGCACAGGCCAAACTGGAGCAGGCATGTAATAAGATGAAGCTGGCAGCCATTGACCTTGGCGAGAAGTTGAATCCGGCTCTGACGGTGAGTACGAATATGCTGACCAATGTGCTCAAATATTTACCGGGATTGATTGACTGGTGCAAAAAATGGGGTGGTACTGTATTGTGGCTTAGTACGATATTGCTTGTATATGCTACCCGGCTGAAGATAATTACAGCATGGTATTCTATTTGGAATTCACTTACCAAAATTGCGACAGTTCTCAATTTGGCTTATGCCGCATCAATGAATACATTGTCTGGTTATACAGTGACATCATTTGGAAACTTGCGTAAATTATCAATGCTCATGCAAGGACATTCTGTTTTACTTAAATCACTACGTACCGCCACTTATTTATATGCCGCTGCCGTGCAGGTTTTACACGGGCGCGTTGATTTGGCTGCCAAATCGCTGAAAGCAGCTTGGACTATTATGTCCAGCAATCCGATTGGCTTACTGGTTACATTAGTTCTTGCAGCAGCTACCGCATCCTACAAACTGACACAACGCACCAAAGCTTATTACGACCTAAATAAAGTCAATGAGAAAATTACAGAAAAATCAAATGATGAATATGCGCGTCAATCATCACTGATTGAACAGTTGACCACCAAAATACACAATAATAATCTTTCCAATTTTGAACGTAAAAAGGCAATTGTACAATTGCAGGCTATTATTCCGGATTATAATGCAGAGATTGATAAAGAGGGCAAAATCATCAATGAAAACACAGAGGCACTTGACCGATATAATGCCGTATTAGCAACCAATATCGAATTAAAAGAGGTTGCCGACGAACTGGATAAGCACCGGATCAACCTGATGCGCCTTCAAAAATCCCCGGCATTGAGTGACAATTCACCGATGGGGTCGATGGCTCGCGAGGATGTTCGCAACAAGATTTCCCAAGAAGAAGAGATTGTTGAATCTTTAACTGCACGTTATAAGAAACTGGTACAAGAAAAATGGAAAGCATTGAATCCGAACACTCCTAAAAACAATCCCACCGGAGGCAATGACGGTGGAAAATGTCCGATATGTGGAAACAAACCTTGTACCTGCGATAAAAACAACACTTCCAAAGACAAGTTCGCCCAAGCTGAAGCCGACTACTACCGACGTATCGCTGACATCAAACGGAAGTACCTCGCTGACGATAAGATGACCCAGGAAGAATACAACAAGCAGATGCGGGATGCAGAAATACAACTGCTCAACGATAAGCTGAAGGTCAAGGGGCTTGAGCCTTCAGAGATTCAACGTATCAATGACCAAATACTTGATGCGGAAATAAAGGCGCGTGATGAATTGCGCAGGCTTGATGAACAGTCTGCCAAGGATGAAGAGAAACGCCGTAAGGAGCAGGCAGAAGAGACGTTTTCCCGTTTGGACAAAGAGTACCAAATGCAGGTGGAAGCTGCCGCCATGTATCATTATGAAAACAGGACTTCCGAGGAGGAGTATTTCAATGAGCTGCGCAGACTGCAAGATGTATATTACCATAAGGTTCTCAATGACGCGGCAATCAGTGAGGAGAAGAAAAACCAGGTACGTGAACAGATGCGTAAACGTAATCTGAAGGATGCCCAAAAAGATGCTGAAGAAGAAAAACGGATTGAACGTGAGAAGTTTGACATACTGTCTGACCTGGCGAAAGGCTTCGGAGAGACCATGGCGCAATTCTTCACGGACTCCGAGGTGTCTCTCAAGGACTTCCTGAAGAATATTCTTACTATGTCGCTTGATGCGTTGGAACGTATGATGATTATGGCCGTTACCGAACGCACCATCAAGAATATAGGTTCACTCGGCTTCGTAGGTGTAGCTAAAGCTGCCGGAGAGATTGCTCTGATAACTGCCGCATTTGAGACAGCCAAAGGGCTTATCTCCAATTTCTACACCGGCGGCTTTACTCCGTCCGGTGACTGGAATCAGCCGCAAGGTATTGTACATTCCAATGAATTTGTCGCCAACCGTTTTGCTGTGGCCAACCCGAATCTGCGACCGATATTCGACGCCATTGACGTGGCACAGCGTAGCGGTAATGTCGGTAATCTGACAGCTGAAGACATAGCAGCTGTGGCAGGTTCCGGAAAGAGTACACGTACCGTACCAGCCAAAGCACCCGCTGCCAGTGCCACAACGACGACCAATGACCCGGCTATGGTGGCGATGCTGATAGAATGTACCCGCGTATTGCGGAAGCTTAAGAACCGGTTGGATGATCCACTGGTAGCGGAAACTTATGTTACCGGCAAACGGGGTATCAACCAGGCACAAAAAGAATATCAGAAGTTGAACAACAATAAATCACGCAACAAGCAATGACAGAATTATACATTGACGGGCAATTGGCCGCCCTTCCTGAAGGGTTCAACATTACGTTCACCTCCGAGAATCCGTATTTCACCCGCAGTTCCAATTACTCCTTGGACATAGAACTCCCCATGCCTGCCAATCATGCCATATTCAAGCACGTGAACAGACTGGATGTGACAAAAAAAAAGACTATCCTTCCGGCCACACTCATCGTTGACGCCAGATGCCTGCTTTACGGCAGTGCGGTTTTACTCTCAGTAGAAGATGCACTGGTTAAGGTACAGCTCGTATCGGGTAATGCGGAATTTAATCTGCTGACGAATGATGATCTGTATATTGACGAACTTGATTTAGGTACAATCAGTTGGCCGAACAACAATCAGAACCGTTTCCAGCCACCTGCCAATATGGTGAACTACTACGGTTCGGTGGACGACATTGAAGCTGTATGGTTGCCGGTGTTCTATCAGGAAGCCAAATGGGAGAACCTTCAAAACGATGCAATCTATGAGTTCGGCACGAACAATTTTACCCTTTGCCCCTATTATGGCCGTCGATGTGTACAACCATACCTTTTGACAGTCATCAAGAGAATAGTGGAGTATTTTGGCTATACGTTCGATACCTCCTTCTTTGATAACAATTTCTTGCGGAACGTTTATGTATGCAGCGCGGTAAGCAGCAACCGGGTGGCCGCCGCATTGCCGCACTGGACTGTTTCCGAATTCTTTGATGAACTGGAGAAATTCCTTTGTGCGGTTACAGTGGTCAACGAACGCACCAAAGTGGTGAGTCTCGTAGGGCTTAACGATTATTTTACAGAATCCGGAAAGGAGATTATTCCTGCATCCTCCCTGCTACGGGAGTTCACTGTGGATATTGAAGATGAAAAGAATGAGAAAGACTTGAGCACTGGCAATGTGGGCTACAATCTACCTTCCCATACGGATGACGGCTATCTGCGGATTGAAAGGGACATCATAGAAGCTGCATACAAACAAGAATATGATTCTTACGATGCAATGCTGGCCGCATACAACGGAATGGGTGACAGTGACAAGAAAAGTACAATCTTTATTGTTGGTAAACGGTATTATATCAACTACAATGAAAATGATAAGAATACGCTGCGTGAAGTCAATTTGTATGCGGATTTAATCCGTGACCCGGAATCGTCCGATGTAGAGACCTCACTCGGAATCGTCCCGGCTAAAATTATTCAGTTCAATGTCGGTGTGTATGGCTCTGTAGCTGATTACGATTTGTCCCGTCCGTACACCTCCATGGTATTGAACATACCCGCGGTGGGCTACCAGGCTACTGTTGCCAAGCAGGAGCGCTTCAATGTCCAGGAAGCCATAAACGGTGACGTGGAGCTGAAGGAGAAGCAGGGAAAAAACGGGCACATGGAAGTGGCTGTCAATACCGGTAAGTTCAACCGGCAGAACGTAACTTACAGCGGTCAGACACATGCCTATGATTATGCCTATCCTTTTACGGACTACCAGCAGAAGACCGGAGCACAGCTCACGGACTTCCTTCCGTATTCCCTAAGCTTGAACGATGTTTGTCCGGACAGTGTCGGACATCGGTTGTCGACACTCAGTCTGTTTCACTCCAATATCCCTTACACAATCCAGTTCCAAGCCAATAAGCTGCCAGATGTGAATAAGGTGTTTCTTATAGGCAACAAGCAGTATTTGTGCGAGAAGATTGAGACGGAAATAGATGTTGATGGTTTGAACAAGGTGCTGAAGGGAACTTTTTACCGGATAGAATAAAAAATCCCCACAGTGGCTCGAAGCTGCGGGGACAGAATGTTCAATAAAACGTCTATCAAGCTATGGATAGCGAGCCTAATTTGTTACAAATGTCGTGGATGGCATTATTAAAAATCAGCCTGTCCTGTTCACTTAGCGTATAGACACGGCCACGTACCTTGTAGCCATAAATACGCTGTTGCAGCCAAGCCGTACTTTTCCCGAAATAATTACGGGCGATATAAGAGATTGGCACAATTTCCTTCATCTCCTTTATCTTCTCCTGCAAGGCTATTGTACGGTTCAGCTCCTCCGCTTCTTTAGCCAGTTCGTGATACCCGTTCAACAGCCAGTCGGCAATAGCTTCTGAATCGGCTTTCGTGGTGTAATGTTCTTGTATGTACAAGAACTTCTGTTGGTATTCCTCTTCCTTGTTGGTTGAATCTCCATTTAGAATGGCGGTAAGTTCCTTCAGTTCGTCATTGATTGTTTTCATAAGCAAATTTTTTTTTGCCCCCTCTTTTCGTCCGAGGGGGCTGTTTTTACTTTTCTAATTCTTTTAGTTTGGTTTCCAGCATTTTTATCAGATGGTCTATTCTCAATTTTTCATCAAGTATGGCGTTCATCTTCTCTTCCGGTAACCCTTTACTGTTTTCAAATGCCCATTTCAGCATCTTTTGTTTCAACCTTAGCTCGGTTAGCTTCTGGGCAATTAGCAAAATCTCTTTTTTGTTTTCCATTACTTCCTTGTTTTATTGAACACTACAAAGATACATAGTATTTTTGATATGTGCAACAAACACATAACAAATTTACTATGTATTATTATTTTTTATAAATCTGCACTTCTTCCATTTCCAGGGATTTTCCGTATCTTTGCAACGCCCAATACCAACATAGCTATACATTTATCAATATGAATCCCTTTTCAAAACGTAATCCGTAAAACCGGGTTGAGGTGTGGCTATACCTTTGGGCGCGTTTTGATAAGGGATTCACCATTTTAATACGATGACAGAAAAGCAAATAAAGATAGCAGACAGACTGCTTGGGATACTGGTGGAGCATGACGGGCGTGTCAACAAGGATAACGCACGCAGCCTATTGCTTAAAGAGTTTGCTGAAAGAATGGATAGGATAGACATCAACTTCGTGTTCGACACGTTGATAGATGACTATAAGCTGGTAGCCCTGCTTGGTGAAGGTTGGCTCCGGCTAACACCGGAAGGACAGAAGATGGCACGCTGGGGAATGAAAAATTATCAGCGGAAACTATCCATAAAAGAACAGTTCAAAGTCGCAGGAAAAGTCATAGGGGCCGTAAGTTCAGTGGTTGCCATCGTATCATTTCTGCTTGGATTGTTATTTTAGCGATGTTCCTAAAGTATAGCAGATATAAGAAATGGCGGCTACAAAAATGAATCCTATTAGCCAAATGAGTATTTGAAGTATTCTGTAGAATGTAATATTCATGCTGGTTTCCTTTTTGGCAAAAATACTATAAATAATTGAATATGAAACGAGTTTTATTTTTAATCTGTGTTCTGTCCTTAGTGGCAAACACTGTTTTAGCACAAGAACGTCCGGAAATGAGACGTGAAAATCGTAGAAACACAGAAACAACCGAGAGGCAAATACCTCCAGGACATCGAGAGAGAATCAACGGACAGAATTCAAATGCCGAGAAACAGCCAATGACTTTTATGCAGTCGTTAAAATTGAGAAAAGATGTAGGGAATCCACAATTTGAAGCTGGGCACATGATGCTTAAATCTTCCCGATTCAAAACAGCGTCCTTAGCATGTGCGGCCGTCAGTGGAGGAATCTGGTTCTTTAATAACAGCGAAGACTATGAAGTGGCTGTTGCTGGAACCAGTGTCATTTTTGGAGCGGCTGCTGTCATTCTGTATGCTTCGAGTTTGCGTTATGAATGGTTGGCAGGTAAATACCTGAAAATGTCAGCATCACCAGGTGGGTTGTCTGCCAGTATAACTTTTTAATGTGACATTAAAAGCGGAGAAACAAAAAATCTCCGCTTTTCTTTTGCCATTCCAAAATAAACCCGCATATTTGCAATGCGAAACATCCATGGAATGTTGTCCATGCCGTAGAGCGCGGTTAATGCTCATAAGTTAATGGGCTTTTTTTATGCCCACACTGAAGATATGTAGAAGTTTGCTTATCAACAAGCTTATACGGCTGTCTTTCCCACATTATTTCAATGCTCCGGCATGGATACTAATGGATGTTTCGCGACACGGGAAATGGCAGCCGTTTTTCTGCCTATTAGCGAAACATCCATTAGTATGAGAAAATCAAATCAAAGCGCCCACGGACGCTACGTATCCGCAGAGAAGGTTCAAGAACTGTTTGCCCAGTTGGGTATTGAACTGTGCGCCGGACGTAAACGTATCCGTGCAGCACGTAGCGACAAATCCATTTCCATCTATGTCAATGGTGGGACAGTAAACATCACCTTTAATGAGAAAGGAGGTAAAGCATGATGTTCTTTATTTACCATCTGCAGACCTATTCCCCCAAGAACCGGGCATGGAAAAAGGTGATTGACTATGTAGAGCAGTATAAGGACATTCTTATCAAGGATGAACTTTCCCTGGATGCATTCAAGCATGAAATAGGCGATGTGGTCAACCGCATTAATGCCGAACATCCGAATCTGAAGCGCATGAAATGTACTGCTACCCCTTTGGGACGTGATTGTACCATACGTATCGAGGCCCATGTCATAAGTGGCGGATGCCCGGACACGGTATTCTTTCTCGATATTTGCAAGGTACGTTCCGTTTATCAGTTCAGTGAGAAGGCAAATATGCTGGAACAGAAAGGAGGCAAAGAATGAATACCGAAATCAATAACATCGTATTGACCTCCTCCATCAGCGAAACCATCTCGATTTTACAAAATGGCGTTGCCGGTGCTTGTTGCAATACCATAGATAGAGCTACTGGATTAATCTTAGACTTGAAAGTCAACAATGAAGTTAGTGCTGATGACATTATATCCGTAATAAGTGATTTACGCATAGTGTCATCCATGATAAGAAGCTTGACTCCGGAAGAAGAGAAAGGAGGCGCACAATGAGCAAGAAGATAGGATTCCGTTCTTATCAAAACGACGAAGAACCGGACAAACGAGACGAATTGGAGAAGCAACAAGCCGAGCGGCAGAAAGCCATAGCAAACTTCATCGGCCAGAACTATTCACCCATCGGCACCACTTCACAGAAATGTTACAAGACCACCGCTGAACTGGTATATGAGCTGTCGAACATTGTCGATGTCGCTCCGATGGCGCTGGCCAAACAACTGTCTGATGCCGGGTACCATGTAGAATATTTGGCAGGACAACCCTACTGGGTGATGTACGAGAGAGCATAAATTCGTGCGGCTGCACCTCATTTTGTACGAACTTGTACAAATCGGTGCAGCCGCATTTATTTGATAAATAAAATGTTATGAATTATCCGCACGATTGTATGGCTTTTACCCCTATATTATAGAGTGAAGCTATTGAAACATTGCATACCTTCCCTCTTACTCTCATCCATGACGTGCGCATAGACCAGCGTTTCCTTCATGTCCGAATGTCCCAGAAGCTCCTTCAGCGCCGCAAGGTCTTTGGTGTGCCTCAAATAAATGGTCGCAAAAGTATGCCTCCCTACTTTATGAGTGATCGGTTTATCAATCCCTGCAATGGCGGCAATATCCTTCAGATTACGATTCATCGTTTGATCGGCCTGAATCACCTCAAACAAAGGACCTTTCTTCCTGGTACCTACAATCCGGAACAGCAAGTTTCGGAGCGGTTCAGAAATCGGTATCTGAATCGGTTCCGGCTTACTGTTGCGGAGCTTCATCCTGAAGTAAGTGAAATGATCTTCGGTAAATTGCTCAAGCTGGAGCTTTTTCGCATCTCCTACATGCAGGCTGCTGAAGCACAGAAACAGAAAAAACTCCAATGTCTTATGTAGTTTGTAATCCAACTCACCTGAATTGTATAACGACACAAGTCTGCCCAACTCGTCCTCATTCAAGTAAACGCAAGTGGCGGATATTCTTTTGATAGACCAGTCCTCAAATGGATTCTCAGTCATGTATCCGGCTTTATACGCGGCCAATACATATTTCTTTAATACCCCCATATTCTTATAAGCCGTATTGGCATTGTTCTCTAACCCCTTCCGCAGATGGGCGAAATAAACATCCAACCATTCATGTGTGATGTCATCAAAGGTCAGATTCGCATTAAAGTCCTTTATCTTCCGCATGACGCTCATGTGGGTCTGAAGGGTGGTCAACTCCGTACGGTGCGAAATCTTTTTCATGTGCTCCCGGACGAAATCAAAGAATGTAGGATAATCACTCGGACGGTTGTATTCTCTTAAAAAGAGATCACGCGACAGTTTCTTATCCCGAAGCCGATATTTTACAAACACATTATTAATCCGTGCCAGGATGGTTTCAATAATCAGATTCTTGTCTGCAGCTTGCTTGTCACCGGAAGTCACTATACCTTTTTTATCGTTCCAGTTCTTCAAGGACACAGCTACTTTGGTAGAGAAATTCACCTTTTGTCTCTGTACGTAAAATGAAATCCATACGATACCGGCCGTATCGTTTTTATATTGACGAAGGTATGTTTTTATGTTTATCAT